TTGGTCCAACGATGATGTGTCTTGGGATTGATGGATCAACACTATTTAAATCAAGAGTCTGTTTTGCAGTTCTTAATTTAGCAATAGTTAAACCAGCAGAGCCGTGTACGATTTGATTCGCATTAGCTGTACTTGTTGAGCCAGTTTCACCAGTGAACGCTGTACCTAAAGCGGCACTGATAATTTCATCATCCATAGCTCTACCCATTGCATACGCAGCAGCTTGAGCATAAGAAGATGTAGGATCGATTAAAAGTCTTACCTTGTCTTGGTCATCGATAAGATCAGCAAATTCATAATCCACTAAAGATACTCTACGTCTAGCGTGAGGTGTATCTATTTGTGGAGTGTCTGAGTGTCTGCTTGTTCTTTTCTGTGCAGTAACTGCACCTACTTGATCAAAGAACGCATTCTTACCAACAACACTTTCAAGTCTAACTTTGTCTCTTAATAACGATCCCATTTGTTGAGATAGCATTTGAATGTTAGCAGAATACTGCTGTACAAATGCTGTAGTTACTTGAGTTGACATATTAGTCTCCTTTAATTGTCAGTTTAGTTTAAACAAAACAGAAAAGTTCTCTGTCAGAATGACAGGCATCTCTTGCATTTAAAGTCTGTTAGACTAGAGTCTATTCCTTCTTGTCAGTAAGGTTCTTTCGAATTGTCTTACCTTTAATCCATTTATAATAATTTTCACAGATTGGCAAGGGATCTTTTTTCTGATACTCCGTACCGGTTTCTTTAACAATACGGAGTATCTCTAGTTTAATTTCTTCGTTATTTAAATGATCATTTGCCATGTGTCATAGATCTTAAAGTATATACTTGTTGAACAATTTTATCATGATCTGGATGACCTTTGTTCCAATATGGACCAGTTCGATCATTCATAATCTTAGATATTTCTGCTTCAATATCTTTACCTTGATCAACAGTTTCAGAATCTGTTGAAACAATTTTATCTTCAGACATCATATTAGCAATCTTTAAAAATCCTTTTATAACTGTAGGATTATTTCCTAATACAGAACCATCTTTTAAAATTGTTGTATCTAAAAAATCTGCACCCAAATTTGCTTTTGCAATAGCTGCAGCTTTTTTTCTGTTCTCATCAAATGATTTACCCCACTCTTGTCTCAACTCTTGTTCTGCTTGAACTTGTGAAGTTTCTGCATCTATTTTAGTTTGTTGAGCTGTGCCTTCCATCATACCTTTATAATATTCTAATATACCTTGAGCTTGTTTATTATTAAGACCTAGCTTATGTGAAGTCTCGGCAAAGGTTTTAATTGCAGCTTCATCTATTGGAACAACTTCTGATTTAGCATCAAGTTTATATTTGTCAGCAGTTTCTGGTCTGCCAAGTTTTGTATAAACTTCATTCCATTGATCATCTGTTGAGTTCTCATTAGGCACTGCAACTTTATCAGTTCCAATCATTCTTGTTGCATTGATATAAGATTTAGCTAGTGCATCTATCTCTGTAAACTTAGATATGTTTGGATCATTTCTAAATTCTTCAGAGATTGCTTCTTTCCAAGACTTTGCAACAGTTGGTTGTTCAGTAGTAGAAGAAACTGGTTCTTGTGTTGTTTCTTTAGGTGCTTCTGTAGTAGTTTGTGTTGTCTCTGCTACAGGCACAGTTTCCTGTGTTATCTGTTCTTGTGACATTGTTATTTACCTTTTTCGTTATCGTTTTGGAGCATTGATTTAATAAATAGAAGTACACTCCTTTGACCTTCCATGTATGCACTCTCATGACTATCACCTTTTACATTTGTGGTTGACATGAAGTGACATCGTTTTTCTAAATCAGATATAATAAGTTTACCTTCATCTGAATTAAAAATCTGTTTGTATGCTTCTCTTAATGCTTTAAGCTGCCTTTCTAATTGTTTTATTTGATCCATTATTCAATTTCAGCATTTGCTACAGCTTTCGCTTCTTCTGGTAACGCTTTAGCTAATGGTGCTATATCTCCTCCTGCTTTAGCAACTTGTTGTAGTTGTTGCATCTGTTGCATTTGTTCTTGTTGTTGTTGTGCTTGTTGTCTTTCAGCATTTAATTGGTTTTGTGGTTTTAATATTTTTTGTGGTACACCAACTATATCAGCTAAGTGTCTTACTAATTTATCCATGTTAACATGATCAAATACTGGAGCAACATTAGCAAGTGATCCCATAATTTCTATTGCTCTCATAATTGATTGTAGCTCTGTAGACTTTTGTGCTTTTGCTAAAGGAGATACATATTCTATTTCTATATCTTTTCCTTGTAAAAAATCTGGAGCTTCTCTAAATAAATTCTTTCTCAATAGTATTGCAAAAGTTCTATCGATTAATGGTTTTAATAATTCAGATTGTAATCTTCCTAACACTGGTCCAAGTAATCTCATCTTCTCTTCATTACGTTGAATAACTTCTGTTGCTGTCATTTGTGGACCTTGTTGCATCATTAATTGATTTACATAGAAAGCATTTCTAATTGAGTTTCTTCTTTGCTCTTCCATGTTCAAACCTAATGGAGTATTAGCTCCAATGTTTAATGCTTCAATTCTATCTCTTGTACCTGATCTATAAAAATTTAATCCACCCGGTACAGTTCTTACTGGTAATATAAATCCATCATCAGGAACTAATAAAGGTGGGTCTACTTGTTTTTGTGCAGACTTAATTGTAGTCTTAGACATTTCATTTAACATCTTTACGTCAGGCAAAGCTGTCATTGCAGGTGATCTTCCATATATCTCATGCGATGCTTTTAAATATCTTGGTACTACAAATGGAAATTCTCTAAATCCAGATACAGATAATTCATCACCTTTAGCTGTCATGTAAACAGATTCAAAAGGCATATTAGCTTTGTCTTGTTTCTTAGGATTAAAATCTGATCTTGGATATACTGCATGAATAATATCTATTTCTTCATACGGATCTTTTTTACCAATAACTTCAAAATCTGGATTTGCACCAAACTTTTGTGTTGCAGCTCTAGCACTTAATTTAAATTTTCTAAATACTGTATCTATTCTACCTTTATCATTTTCCGCAATGTAAACTTCATTAATATGTCTTGTAGAAAATTTTAAAATATCTTCTTCATCTTCTTCAATAAACATACAAGCTGTACCAAAAGTAATTAGATCATGATACAGTTCAAATATTTCTTGTTGAAAGTTAGAACGATTAAATGCTGAATACATTGTTTCTGTTGCAGACTCTAACCATTCTTTTGCTTCATCTTCATCTGCCATCTCATCTTTAAATCTTAATGAGAACCAAGGAGTAGAAGGGTTAGTCAACATCCCGTGAAGAGATGCAGCTAACAATTCTACGGCTTGTAAGGGAGAAGAATCAAAAATTAGTTCAGTTCTTTTATCACCTCTTGATCTTAATTTTGTAACGTCTGCTTTTCTTGGCATCATGTAGTCTGCTACTTCTTGCCAATGCGTTTCCCAGTTTTGTCTTTGAGAAGATAAACGATCAAATCTTTTTAGTAATGCTTTTGATAAATCTGTTTTTGCCATTACGATCCTAATAAACTTTTTCTACCTAATGTTAGTGTTTCATCTTCAACACCTTTTGGTCCTGTTAATACTGTTGCCGATCTACCTTTACGTTTAGTTTTCATGCTATCATAACCATCTGCACTTACTGCAGTAGATTGAGAAACTTCTGCAGTTGTTGGTGCAGGAGCAGGTGGAGCAGGAGGCGGTGATGGCGGTTTTGGTCTAAATACTGATCCCATACTATTTTCCAAATGTTAATGATGATTTAGTTTCTTTTGTATCTTTAGTTTGTGCTTTAGATTTTTCTACTTCATTTTCAAAAGTAATATCTGTATCTATTTCTTTTTCTAAAACTAAAGGTTGTTCTTCTTTTTTCTTAAACATCTTTTTTATAAACTTTAACATCTAACCTCCAAGCAAAGTTTTTCTTTCTACCTCTGCCTCTTCCTCAATACCTAATGGACCAGTTAATATTGTAGACTTTCTGCCTCTTCTTTTTCTTTCTTTTGCAGCTTGTTCTGATCTTATTCTCTCCTTTTCTTCTGCTGATAATTCTGTACTAGGTGGTTCCGGTGGCGGAGCAACTGGTGGCAACGGAGGTATTTTTGGTTTAAATAAAGATCCCATATTTATATAATC